AACCCATTCTTGATCTACAAATCTATATTGCACGTTAGTAGTAAGATTGGTTACATATTCAATTGTAGTTGTTGCTTGAGAATCAAAAGAAACTTCCCATTCTCCTAATCCGCCATTGTACTCAATAATATCATTTGCGTTTGCAACTATATCACCCCAAGCTGTAGTTGGTTCAGAACCACCCATATTCTCAACAATCAAATATCTTTTCCCGTTGACAGGCGCCGGTAATCCAGCCCCTGGGCCAGTTACTAGTGGATTTATTATGCTATCTACTGGATCTAATGTGTTTGATGGTAATGTGTCAGGGTCAATATTGTAAATTAGTAATCTATCATCATCTGGATCATAATCAATAGTACCCACGATATCATTTTCCATATATGGATTCTGTAACCATATTTGAGATATACCTGGTCTTACTGTACCATATAAGTTTAAATTTGAATGCCAATATAATGATGTATCAGGTGGTGTTGGCAAATCAAATGTGCTATTAGGAGGAACAAAGGGTTCGTTCTCTGGTAATAATTGTAATCTATCACCTAACAACAATACTTTATATCCATAAGGAGTAATTTTTTGTCTGGTACCTAACAATAGATCATCATCTTTCATATCCAATAATGCAGAGCCTTTGTAAATTGATGCGATAATTTTTTGAATTACTCCCATCTTCTTAAGTTTAGCAGGTGTGCTTATCCATATTGGCATATAGAATTTCCAACTCAATACATCAATTGGATTAGCTGTGCCTTGTGGAATCGATCTTGATGAAAAAGTTAATCCGTCTTGAAAAACAACAGACAATGAAGTCCAATCTAAGAAATTTTCAGTACTTTGAATTTCAAGAGCAGGATTAAACAATGCACCTAATTGTTCTATCAACTCTAATTTTTGATTGTAGTTTGTAGTCCAAAAATCTACAGTTATTCTCAATGTGTAGGGTACTGGCATTAATCTTTCAACACTAAATGCTTGACCTTGTGTTGTTTCATAAGATTGTGTAGTGCTATTGTATGTACGTTGTCTTACTACTGTTTTATCCACGAAAGTGGGATCTTGGGTACGGCGTTGATCGTATTCTAAACCAGTTATGTAATAGGTAATCATAGGTGCGCTTGGAAGATTACTTGCACTGTTATTTGCAATAATGGTTGCTGCTTGTCTACTGCTATCACCGTACATAATAGGCACACGAACTAAGATTTCATTGCCGTCTGGATCTTTTCCCTTGGTTACATACCAATTTGAAAAAATTTTCGCAAACTGTATCAAAAATCTGCGAATTTGGGAATCATAAAAGAAATCTGCCAATTTGTCACCTCAATAATAAAGTATTTATAGTAATCAGTTTTATGAAATTATTAAGTAACCGGTGGTATAGGATCAAATGGTTGTGTTAATATCGTAGACAATGCTTGTCTGCTTGGTATAGTAGATCCATCAGTCAATGTAACCTGATCTCTATTATTGATAAAGGTAGATAGTAAGTTTTTACTTTCATAACTATATCCAGTTGGAGTTCTTACATTTTCAGAGATTTTTACCCATAACCTACCACTCCAACGATACAATATATTAGGTTTGTAATCAATTCTAAGGAAGTAATCACCTACTTCTGGGTTTTGCGGGAAAGATAATCCTGTACCTACAGGGAATCCGTTAGGAGCATTTCCGTCTCCTGTTAAATAACCTTGTGTATAGTTAAAGTTTAATGGACTATATCTACTTATGAATTGGAATGCAGGATCAGCATCTGCTCTAAAGTCCATCTGTGGAGTTATTGTTCCAGTAAACCCAGGAGCAGTAGGATCTTGATCAGCAGTTGCAAATGTGTTATCTGCTGTACCATATGGTCCTGTTATTGCGCCTAAAGATTTTACACTAATCATATAAGTGCCTTCAACTGCGCCTGAATTTGTTCCTATTCTTTCAGGTGGTTGAACTGCGATCTTTAAAGCCGCATGTACAAACTTATCTAATTTATCCGATATGTCCATGTCAACCGTCATATCATAGATGTTTTTAAAAGTTTGTTTTGGAACTCTAATTGCAGGACTAGGTTTTTTATATTTAGGATTGTGCATCATCATCACAACCCCAGGTGGTCCATCACTTGAAATTGTCAAGTTTATAGGAGGAGCCGGTTGTCCAATCTTCCCAGACAATTGTGTATTTGTTTCCCACTCACCGTAAATAGGCACAACATACAAGTTTGTATTGTTATACCCAGACAACGGTACAATTCTATTTGCTTCTTCTAGTTGAGCATTGTTAATTGAGATATTTGTGTTGTAAGTTGAAAGTATATCGCTAAGTGTTTCACCTGTATCAAGTTCCCAATATGTAGGATTAGGAGGACTTTCTCCTGCTGGAACTTCTGCAATAGAAATATAATTCTTATCCCCAAACGTTACTGTATAACCAGCAGGATATGTTTTTGTTGAATCCCAAGTTCCTAAGAAGTTATCAGTTTCAACTGGCTGCTGAAGTATCTGACTAAACTCTTGGCTATTAACTAATTTCTCACATTTTATACGCCACAAGTGCGGGAACCAAGTTTGACTAAAACCCTCACTTGCAAAATTTGCATCTGTTATTTGATAGAAACGTTTTAGTGCAACAGGTATGGTTTCTTTTAATGGGTTGTAATCTAATAAATGCGGTAATTCAATAACATCACCGACCATCAACTTTCTACCTATGATATCAATCATGTCGTTGTAATGGACTGTGATAAAAAGGATGTCGTTGTTCAAAAACAAACCAAACTGACTTAAATCAAAATCTAAATTCTGTACGTTATAATGCCCTCTTAATCTATAAATGTTGTCATCATAAGTTCTATCACGGTTTTCCAAAAACAATAGGTCTTGAATGTTGGTAGGACTAAGATTTGCGTAGTCAGGTTGTGTATAATCTATCGATGGACCTTGATTAGTAGGACCCAAATATTTGTGTATATACAGATCGGTTCCACCAACGGTCAATTGTTCACTAATGGTTCTATCAAAAAAACGATAATCGTTTTGCTTATTTTGTCTATACAGGCTAAGTTTTGGCATAATGTATTTATCTGAGACTCTTGACAATAAATACCAGGTGTTATACAATCAAGCTTAAACGTTAGAAAACGGAGTAAAAATGCCTCGTAAAGCAGCAAAACAAGTCGATACCTCAGTTGTCAAGGCTCTTGATCCCAGAGATCCTGATACCAAGTACATGGGTGAAGAACCACTGTTTACTGTTCAGCCTAACGAAGCCACGCGAAAGATTAGCCTGGTCAAAGGCTTCAATTGGTATGGAAGGTTCTACGGGCGTAAAGACGCTAAAGAACTGATTTGCCAATATCTTGACCTTACTGACAAAATTGACAAGGCAAAGTTGTTTCGCAAGGTTGATGAACGTGATATTACTATCACTACAGCGTGGCTTGCTCGCATGAGCCTGCGCGGTCTGGTTCTGTCAAAAGAAGAATCGGACATGATTGAAAAAGAAATTGATGCATTGATCACACCCGTCAAGAAAGAAGCAAAAGTTTCTAAGACGGGAGGCACAAAGCCCGAAGTCAAAGAAGTTCCCAAGCATAACGTGCAAGAAGTTATGCGTGAACGTGCCCGTGAGGCTGCTGGAGAACTTGAAGGTGTTCTGGACGACTATATTCTTTCTGGTGCAAAGGCAACGCATACTCTACGCCCGATTGACACTGTAGCAAAGTTCAACGTTCTTCCTCAACACATTTCCATCATCAGTGATGTTTGGAAGAAAAAGCAAACTGAGTTTGAAGAAGTTCTGAAGGGAACCGATGCACAATTGGTTCAGGGTTATAATCATTTCACTCGTACCCAACTCAAAAACATTTCCAAGTTTATTGATCAAGTTTTGGGTGATTTGAATAGCTACATTAGTGTCAAGAAGGCTGCGAAGGCGCCGCGTAAGCGTAAGGCAGTTCCTGTCGAGAAGCAGGTTGCCAAGATGAAGTTTTTGAAGGAATTCAAGGACACTGCAACAAAACTGGATCTGGTAAGTTTGCACCCTGTCAAACTTCATGGAGCCAGTGAGGCGTTTTTGTTTGATAGTAAAAAGCGTAAATTGATTTACATGGTTGCCGATGAGTACAGCAAAACTTTCTCAGTGAAGGGCACTACGTTGCTTGGGTTCGACAATATCAAGAGTCAGACCAAAACACTGCGTAAGCCTGCTGAACAAATTGCACAAATTCTGAAGTTGGGTAAGCCTGCTGGACGTAAATACTTCAGTGATATTCGTGCAGTAGCAACTACACCTAATGGACGTACTAACGAAAACATGATTATCCTTAAAGCTTGGTAATCAACGACCTCTACAGTAAAATGTAGAGGTTATTTTTTGTGGAGAAAATATGCAAATCGACTTAAATAAATATCAGCACTTCGTAGAAGCTGTTACCAGTAAGCCTAGCAAAGACGTTGCCGTACTGATTCAGCGTCTACACGATCTATCTCAGGAACCCGATCTTAATATCAGTCTATTGATGACCGCTAGCATTGGTCTAGCCAGTGAAGGCGGAGAGTTCAGTGAGATTGTAAAGAAGATGGTTTTTCAGGGTAAACCCTTTAATGAAGAAAATCGTTTTCATATGAAGCGTGAATTAGGCGACATTATTTGGTATTGGGTTAATGCATGTCGTGCATTAGGATATGACCCTAATGATGTTGTTGCAGAAAATGTGAAGAAGTTGGAATCAAGGTATCCGGGAGGACACTTTGATCCTTACTATTCAGAGAATCGTAAAGAAAACGACCTTTGAATAAGTAAAATCTTCTTCAGTATGTAGGTGACCCACAGCCTGTAAATGTGGCTATAATCCGTCCTCAATTGTGGTGTGACGGTAGATGATGAATACTGACATCAATTTACAGGACTACCCTACGGGATGCCATAAATGTCTGTCCAATGCACAGAAACATTTCCTGTATCTTAATGGTTGATGCTGCCGGATCATAGTAACAGCGATAGAGGGTCCGGACTGTTCAAGACTATCCGATGAATAATGTCTTGATATAACAGTGAATATGACAGTTTCCTAGAAATAGGTTGATGAGACATAGGCAATCCTCCATTTTAATAACTGAATTCATCGTCGTAAACGTACCTCAAGAATATTTTTTTTAGGTTGAGTAGGTCTATCTACTCGCCTTGACCTAAGAATAACAAATAAGAAATACCGATAATACCGATATCATTTGAATAAATACATGATATAGGTGAAAACACATGACAATAAGTTCTATTGCTAGTCCGTTAAATACTCCATCTGGTCTTACCATCGATGAATTAAAACAAGCATTGTTCAATAACATAAGTTATAGATTGGGTCAGGATATAATTGATCTTGAACTAGATCCGCAACATTATGAAGCAGCATTAAATTATGCCATAAAGATTTATCGTCAAAGAGCGCAAAATGCCACAGTTGAAACATATACTTTAATGACGGTAATTAAGAACGTTGATACTTATACCCTACCGGAAGAATTTATTAATGTAAGATCCTTGTTTAGAAGAACAGTGGGTTTAGAAACTGGCCCAAGTTCAAGTAGCTTTGACCCATTTAGTAGTGCAATATTGAACACCTATTTGTTAAACTATAACTATACAGGTGGTATGGCAACTTATGATTTTTATGCTGGATACGTTGAATTAGCTGCACGTATGTTTGGTGGTTATGTAAACTACACGTTTAATCCAGTTACCAAAGTATTAAGAGTTGTACGAGATTTCAAAGGTACTGGTGAACGAATTTTGATTTGGGCTGATATTCAACGTCCAGTAATAGAATTGTTGCAAGATCCTTATGCAGGTGTTTGGATAGGTGATTATACTTTTGCTGTATTAAAAGGAATCATAGGTGAAGCCCGTGAAAAGTTTGGATCTATCGCTGGTCCTGGTGGTGGAACAACTTTAAATGGTGCTGCTATGAAATCTGAAAGCAAAGCGGATCAAGAACGTTTAATTGATGAATTGAAACGTTATGTTGATGGGTCACAGCCACTTGCATGGATTCAAGGTTAATATAA